AACAAAGTCTTGGTATGTCTTTTCCTTGTAGTCCCAAGAGTTATACCCACCACCATTCGATGTGACGATATCACTCTCAAGTACACCAAAGACATCTCCGTCTTCACACAGATCAAAGATGTTCTCTTCGGTGTTTACTACAATGTCGGTATCGGCAAATAACACCTTGTCATACTGGTCAAACATAGGATCATAGATAACCCTCAAACACTCAAACAAAAGAGCGTTTGCATGGTCATGTCCTGCAGTGTACACTTGCTCATCTGAGTAGAAGTACTCTGCATCAATAATATCAGCATACTCTAGAAAGGAACGTCGAGATAAATCTGCTACCTCACGATAGACTTGACTTCTCTGTCTTCCCTCAATCTCTCCCCTTTCGTCTACATTAGGGTTGAGTACCATGTATTGAAATATCGCATTTCTCATTGACAATCCTTTTATCACGGGATCTATTGTAATCAGATCCTCTCATTTTATACCCAGAATCAAACTTGGTTCGATTCTTATGACTGTTACGTTTCTTGTTTCTTGAATCGTGACGGGTGTATTTCGCCATATATTTAGACGTTAACTAACGTTCTCCAATCTAACCATTAACCGTTCTGCACGGTTAGTTACCTGCCTGTGCCAGCGTGAATCACGTCCTTCCACGGCAGCCCTTTTCCAGTCACCCTCTTCGAGAGCGGCACGGAAATTCTTGAAACCACCCAGACGGGTGCGTCCCATGTTAAACATCATGTTGACCAATACCTGCTGGACTTCATCGGGCCATCCTTCAAACGTTGAATCTCCGAATAAAGCATTGCACTCTGATATTGCAAGGTCAAGGTCGAGTTCGAAACACTCTCTGACTCTATCTTCTGATACGGGCGTTCCAACTGGTTCTCCGTGTTCAGGATCCGATTCAAGCACCAAGTGCCCGACTCCGAAAGTTTCATATCCAAGATGATCTTTGTATACTTCATATACAACCCCCTCATCTATCTTGAGTTGTTCAAATACTGCTTCTCTGTTCATTTTTATATTTTCCTATAATTGAGTTTTTGTTTCTTGTATTTAGCAATTATGCTACCGTAAGTAGATACGTCCGAATGATTTAGTACAGGTGGGTCGCCTGAGTATACACGATTCAAATCGTATCCTAGTTGACTGTACCAACCCATATGCCAACCACTCTGACTCTCTGGTTTCTTTCTTAGTTTGATCCTGTCAGAAGTAAACTCTGCACACCAAGTAATCATGTCAACTTCGTCATAGTCTTTACTAGGATGAACCCATACTTGTTGGAAAGTCTTGTCTTGACGATTTTTTGAGTCCTCTTCGAATAGTTTTTTCTTAGCTTTATCACTTATGTTGTCTACCAGTGATTGTATGTCAACATTGTCTGGTAAGACTCCATGTTTTCTCCACACGAAATCATAGAATCCTATGGTTGCCCGATCAATTATATTTTTTGATCTGAAACTATATCCCCACTTTTTAGGATTCGATTCTATCTCTGATACAGCGTCAATCCCATCGTGACCTACATGCTGTGATATGTATAACGAATGTATAGTTACCTGATTCTTCCAATATCTATTCAACCAATCTGCAGTGTTATCCAAAGTCTCAAACGTCTCGTGAGGTAATCCTGCTATCATTGACAGGGTTCCGTTATAGTGGTTGCCTGGCAACTTGTTCTTACGGAAGTATTCCTCTCCTTGTAGAAGACCTTCTTGTATGATCAGAGGCGACATACCTTTCCGTATTGATTTAGCAGAAGCGTGATTGAAAGACTCAAGACCCATTGAATGACTTGTGAATCCCATGGTGATCATGTTGTCCCAGTCTTCTCTGGATCGTTTTACAAACAAGTCTCCTCGAATGAATCCATGAAACTGTGGTTGAAAGTCTAGTCGTTTAGTTGCGTTTGCAAACTTCTCAATTTTTTCTGATCTATCGTTGCATGTCTCATCCGCCAATAGGTAACGAGTTACTCCCCACTTGTCATAGTTCTCCCTGAGTTCTTCTTCGAAGTCTTCCGCATCTCTTGTGTGATCACCCTTGACTCCCAGTGGAGCGTAGTCGCAGAACGAACATTTAAACATACACCCTCTTGACAGTTCTGTGGTCAACACTTCATTCGATCTTATAAAGTCCCTCTCTTCGTATGAAGTCTTTGCCTTCCTATGCGGATAGGCAGGATAGTCTCTAAAACAGTCAATGATTGTATACTCACGATGCAGTGATCCATCTATTGATTGAAAAGGATTGAACACCCTTTTTACTTTAGGTTCAGGTGCATCACCTGCAAGATAATCGCACAGTGCAACAATCCCATGTTCACCATTACCGATACAATAGTAGTCAACGTTTCTGTGTCGTATCACATTGACCAGTTTGTTAGCACCCACCACGGTCTTGATGTGGGGATACTTGTTCTTAATATAAGACAGGATCTCGTTTTGTTTCTGAACGATTTCACCTTCACCATGTATTGAGTACGTAAAGAAAGTGCTAAACCCGATCCATTTGGTGTGACTACTCACTCGACTGTCTACAAAGTCTTTGAGTTCTTGCACACCCCATGCACTGAAGAAGTCTAAGACTTCTACGTCCCAGTCTCTTGTCTTCCTTATATGAGATGCAATTCTGTGAGCACCATGACCACGAACCGCAACTTCTATTCCAGTGTATCCAACTGGATACATCACATCTGCTCCAGTTAGGATAAGAGCATGATTCATTTTAGTTGAAACATCTTTATTTCGTTGTACTTGGTTCTACCCACAGTCTTCCAAGAAGGGTAGGGTTCTATGCACTCTACTTCTTTAAAACAATCTACTTTGTCCCATCCAGTTTTTGCCCAGAAATTTTCCATAGCAGGAAACGATGCAATAAGATATCCATTAGGTTTCAGACTCTTTACAATTGCAGGTACACATTCAGCGGTCAACAAACCAAATGCAAATACACCACACATGAAAATTACATCATAGGTCTTAGGTAGTTCACTATAACATATGTCGTGTTGAGTCACACTCTTATAGAACGGACGTGATTGATTACACATGGTTTCGGAGATGTCATACGCATCCCAAGGTGCAACACCATCCGGATAAAGTTCTTTTGCAAGTAGACCACTACCCTGTCCTATCTCAGCAACATCAAGTTCGTCAAGGTTGAGATCCAACCTGTTAACCAACTCTGCCATCTTTACATGACTGGCACTGTAGAATTGTTTGACGTTCTGTTCGTAGGATCCCCAGTTATCATAGAGAGATTGAATCTTCTCCATCTGAGGATGGATGTTCGCCTTCGCCTTTTTCTCCATGTAGGTTTCTTTTGGTAAGGATTGAATTGGAATGTGATTAGAATTTTCTCCGTGCATATTCCAATTGAATCCTATGATAATTTTTCTACCCGTAACAACAGGTGATCTGTGGGGTAACATAGAAGGGAACAGTACCACACTACCTACTGGCAACTGAAGACCACTACCAAATATCTGAGTCGCTTCTTCGGGTCTATTCAGATCAACCGTAATCACTCCAGTTAAATTTGCACCTGTGTGAGTATGTGATGGATAGTCACCACCCTCATTATATGCATGGAACCACATAGATTCGATATTGTAATTCTCGCATCCCCAAGTCCTACAGTAGTCTTTCAGTATAGGGTGGATCCTTTTCTTAACAAGCTTATAGTAAGGTTTTCTTTCTGGACGAAACTGAGACGGAGAGTCGCTGATATCGTAATCAGATTGTGCAGGCCAGTTACTACTAATAGTAACCGTATCTAAAAACTCTTCTCTGAACTCTTCGAAGTTCTTTAAGTGGAATACCTGTATATAATTCATCTCATCATTTCTTTGGTCATGATATAGTCACGTACAAAGTCAGACCTCACAATGTCTGCCCAAGTGAATTCTACCATCGTAAATTTTTTCATCAATTCTAATATCGCAGTAAACTGATTTACTCCTGCTTTATCCTGCGTCTTAGTAAAGTCAGACTGGTAGTAATCACCACAGAAGATGATTCTACAATTATGTCCAACACGAGTAATTATACTATCTAGTTCGTGGAATGTCAAGTTCTGCATCTCATCTACGATGATGATTGAGTCACTGATCGTCGTTCCTCGAATGTGTGATGTGGATATGAAATCAATCACTCCGCACTTCGATAGTTTCTCGTATGCACCACGGTCTTCAAACAACTCAGTACATATCTGTCGATATGGCCCCGTGTATGCATCTATCTTTTCTTCGAGTGTGCCTGGCAGAAAACCGATCTCTCGTGTAGGTACGATGGATCTGACAATGGTAACGTTCTCGAAAGTATTGCCCTTGTCAAGGGCATCTTCTAGTGCAAGGTACATTGCAAGAAAGGTCTTACCTGATCCTGCAGTACCAGACATAACTATATGGTTACCTTCGTCCCATGCTTTGAAAACAACTTCCTGAGACATAGTAAGAGGTTCAATCGTCCGGAGATGATCGATCTTTAAAATCTGTGGTTTGGTCATTTGATTAGGTCTTAATCGTATTCCCTCTACCGGATCCTTTTTTGATTCGGTTAAGGTGGTCTTTCCATCCGTCACCTGCCGTACTCAATGCGGATTTACCGGCAGACACAAGAGCAGGGGTGCTCATAAAGTGTCGGGTTAAATGTGGGTTATCCTTTAAGAAGTTATCGTAGTCTGCGATCTTTACATTCACTTCTATAACTTCATCGGTCTCTTTGTTTTTAAAATCATAAATCGGCATAATATGTCCTTTCCATACGACACCCCGCTCTGAGCGGGGTGAAGAGATATGGATCACCTACCTTAGTTGAGTCACTGTTTGGTCAACAATTGTTTGATTGAGAAACGCTTGTTTTTTCGTTAATTTGTAAACAAGATCGTCCCGGCCTTTTTTCTTCAACCGTTGGATATAGTGATCCAACTCATGACTATCCCTTTTAAGTCTTTCTAATTGTTTTTCTGACATCAACACCTCATATGTTTGTTAATCGGAATGGTTAGGTTTTTATTAGGTTTGGAAAGGTCTCCTCCGTTAGTTTTTTAGTTAAGTATTTCACTGGTGGTTGCTTATTCACCATTGACAAAACGAGTTCCGCATCTGCGGGATGGATTGCTTCCAACAATCGGATGAACATGTTCTCCCTTTTGTACGCTGGCATGTTATCGCCGGGCCCGCCTTTCACAAAGTATCCAAACTCTTTGTGTTTTTTCAGTAGGGTAGAGGGAACAGATTCCTCCCGATTAGGAGTGAATGGGGGTTTTCCTTCGGGGAG